CGGCGCTTGTCGGGACGGCACAGCTTCACGGGCGGTTTCTGGAATTGGGCACCGGCAAGATGCTCCCGCGCCCGTGGCTTCTGCCGTCGTTTGAGGACGCGCGCGATAGCGGGCTGACCGGGCTGAAAGCCGAGTTTGAGGGCAGGATATGAGCGGTTTTGGCCTGATCGCACAGGCGGCCATTTTCGCCGCGCTTAACGGGCAGATCGGCGCGGCGGTCAAGGATGACCCGCTTCCCCTGCCAAGTGGGCAACCGGACAGCGGCTTTCCGTATGTGGTGATTGGCGACGATACGGAGCGGCCTTGGGATAGCGACGGGCGGCTGGGGGCTGAGGTCACGGTCACGCTGCATATCTGGTCGCGCAAGCCATCCTACGCTGAGGCCAAGGCCATTGCGCGGGCGATCTACACGAAACTGCACCGCAAGGCTATCCCCGCAAGCGGGGCGCAAGTGGTGGACTGCCTGCACGAGTTTTCGGGCGCGATGCGGGATGAGGACGGAAAAACGAGGCATCTGGCGGTGAGATACCGCCTCACATTGCAGGAGCTTTGAAATGGCTGAGAGTGGACGCGCGCTGACGATCAACTGGAAGGCAGTGACCCTTGCGGGCGTGCAGTCCAAGGGCGTCACCATGACGAATGAACTGATCGACGTGACCAGCGACGACAGCAACGGCTGGCGCACACTTCTCGGCACGCCGGGCGTCCGCGCTGTTGACGTGACGGTCGGCGGCGTCACTGAAGATCAAGTTCTGATCGCAGACTTCATGAACAACCAGAATACGGGGGCGACGGTTGTCAACCTGCCAACGACGACTGGCACACTGAACGGCACGTTCATGCTTGGCAGCTTCAACATGACTGGAGAGCATGACGGCGCGGTGGAGTTTGAGGTCGAGTTCCAATCGACCGGAGCGGTCACCTTTACGCCTGGGGTGATTGACTGATGCAGCGCCGGATGACGGTGACGCTGGCCGGTGAGGAAGTGACCTTGGCGGCCACGTTCGACGCGGCGGCGGAGATCATGGAAAAGGTGCATGATCCCATTGCCATCGCGCGCGATGCTGCAACGGAGCAATCCCTTGCGTTGCAGGGGGTGGTCTATGACGCCCGCTTCAAGTGGAACGTCAGGAACGTGCCGCAAGTCATCTACATCGGCATGAAGGCGGCGGGCGACAAGCGCGACCTCAAGGCGGTTCAGAAGATGGTCTTTGACCACGGCCTGATCGAGAGTTCAGGCATTGCCGTGCAGTTCGTCACGATCCTTGTCACGCCCCATTCTGAAGAAGCGGCGGACACGAAAGGGGATGGCGGCGCGGGGGAGTAACCTGGGCCGCCTTTGCCAAGACCGCCTACAAGGTGGCCCGAGAATGGGGGATACAACCCTCCGAGTTCTGGGCGATGTCGCCTGCCGAATGGTGGGCTGAGTTCGACACCAAGCAAGCCGCACACAAGCGCATGAATGAAGCCGGGTCTGCCTTCGGGGCTGACAAGTGGGCTGACGCGCGGCGGCGGCACAAGGAGCGCAAGCGTGACGGAACTCTCGGCTCTTAACGTCAAAATCCAAGGCGACGCGAACGGGCTGACCGCCGCGATTGGCACGGCGAAGAAAGGCATTGAGACCTTTCAGAAGTCGGCGGAGTCGTCCGCGAAGGTGTTTGAACGGGCGTTCGCGCAGAGCGAAAAGTCGGTGGACAGCCTTCGCCGCGCGATTGATCCGGTCTATGCCGCGTCCAAGCGGTATGAGGCTGCGGTCGAGACGCTGGACAAGGCGTTGAAGCAAGGCACGATCAGCCAAGCCGCCCATACGCGCATGGTTGAGCAAGCCAATGCGGCCTATCTGCGGTCCCAAGGCGCGACGAACGCGATGGGCCAGCGTCTTGGCTTCCTCGGGAACGTGTCCGACCAGACGCGCGGGAAGATCCAGCAAGTCGGCTTTCAGGTCCAAGACTTCGCGGTTCAGGTCGGGGCGGGCACGAGTGCGACGCAAGCCTTCGCGCAGCAGTTCCCGCAGCTTGCGGGCGCGTTTGGTCCAGTGGGCGCTGTGATTGGCACGCTTGCGGCGGTCGGCATCCCGCTGCTTGCCGCTGCGTTTGGGAACGCAAGGGCGAAAGCCGACGAACTGACCCAAGCGGCAACCCGGCAAAAAGAGGCCATTGAGGCTTTGGTCGCCGCGACCGCCGCGTTGCGGCTGGAAAACGACATGGCCGCGTCCGGCGCGAAGCTGGCCGAAGAGCAGAAAGCGCTGAACGAAATCGCCGCGCTGACCAAAGAGCGCGTCGCGCTTGAGGCGCAGCTAGGGCAGGAACTGAACTACGTCGGCAACGCGCGGGCCGTCGCATTGAAGGCGCAACGCGAGGCGCAGCGCGAGGCCATCGCGGCGCGGATTGCCGAGATCGACGCGGCCTTGCAGGGCCTTGAGGCAGAGCAGCGTCGCGGCGTTGCGATTGAGAACTCCAAGGCCATCGCGGAGACTTACCGCGCCATTCAGGAGCAGATTGCCGGGGCAAACATTTCCGGCCCGTGGCAGAACGTTCTTGGGTCGATCCAGGCCGCCATCGGCAAGGCGCGTGAATATGCCGCCGTTGCACAGATGCAGGCCATTGGCGGCGGTCGCGGCGCGGGGCCGGGCGGGCCTCTGGTCGGTTCCGCTGATCTGGCCGCCCTGCAAGCCGGTGGCGGCGTCATTCGCCCAATGCCGCCCGTCTCAAGCGGCGGCGGCGGGGGTGGTGGCGGAGGTGGCGGTGGTGCAGGCAACACGGCTGAGATTGACAGCCTGCGGCAGTCGCTTCTGACCAAGGAAGAGGTGGAACTGGAAAGCTACACGCGCCGCCAAGAGGCGCTGAAGCTTGCCCTGGATCAGCGGATGCTGACCGAGGAGGAGTTCCGCCGCTTGTCCGAGGAAGCGCAACGCCAGCACGCGGACAAGATGACCTCAATCGACGCCTACCGTTATGGCACCGGGGCCGACAAGGCGAAGGCATTCTTCGGCGACATGGCAAGCGCCATGCAGGGCGGCAACGAAAAGATGCTGGCGATCAGCAAGAAGTTCGGCGCGGCGCAGGCTTTGATCAGCGCGTGGCAGGGTGCTGCGGAGGCGCTGAAGCTGCCATTCCCGGCCAACCTTGCGGCGTTCAGCCAAGTGCTTGCAACCGGCATGGGCGCGGTGAATGCGATCAAGGGCGGCGGCGAAAGCGGCGGAAGCCGTGGTCGCGGGGCAAGTTCGGCGATCGGCGCGGCAGCGGGCGGCGGTGGTGGCGGGGAATCGCAACAGTCGGTGACGAACCTCGGCATCACCTTTGTATCCGATCCCTTCGGCATCAGCGAGCGCGTGGCGCGTGACATTGCGGCGCGGGTGAACGCGGCGCAGCGGAGCGGGTCGCGGCTGAACGTCAGCATCGGCTAGGCACTCACTTTCGGCAATCGCGGGCGCGGCCCATCACAAGGAGAATATCATGCCTCTTCAATACGCTCTGACCGCGCGCGTTGCGCCGGTTGCGACTTCCAACGGCAACTTCGCCGGTTCGGCGCAGACCCCCATCGAGGCGCTTCTCTCTCTGGTGGATGGCATCGGCGTGGATCAGGCCGACCGCATCTATCTGGCGGAGCGCACGGTGGCGACCGCCGCGAACGACGATCTTGATCTTGCGGGCACCACGCTGCTTGACCCGTTCGGCGCGGCTCTGACCTTCGCCAAGATCAAGACGCTGATGATCATCAACGCCCCCCGGATCGGCGCGGCCAATACGACCAACCTGACCATCGGCGGCGGCACGAACCCTGTTGTCGGCCTGCTTGGCGGCACGTCGCCGACCCTCGGGCCGATGAAGCCGGGCGAGGTGCTTTTGCGGCATTCGTCGTCGCTGGCTGGCCTTTGCAGCGTGACCGCCGCGACCGCCGACATTCTGCGGATTGCCAATAGTTCGGGCGCGTCGGCCACCTATCAGATTTGCATCATCGGCACCTCGGCCTGATGGCTTTCACGGCGGTTGGCCGGGGCGGTTTTGCTGCCCTGGCGCTTTGATGCTTTGGTGATCTGATGACCCTTTCCACCATCGGCTACACGGTTGGCAGCAACCTGCCGCTGAACCATGCGCGCATCCTGTGGGACATGATCACGGGCGCGTTTGATACGGGTTCGGGCGGCACTGGCAGGGACTTGCCGCTGAATGACATCACGTCGCAGCGGTGGACGCCGGGCGCGGGCGTGCAGCGGTGGGCGATGACGACAACGTCCCTTGAACCCGCCGGACTGGATACGTTGGTCATTGCCGCCCATAACCTCTGGGGCAAGACGTTCCGCCCGCAGTATCGCGGCGATGTCCGGACCAACTATGCTGTGCGGTCCGAGGAGTTTGACAACGCGGTATGGACCAAAACCCGCACCACGGTGACCGCAAACGCTGTGACCGCGCCCAATGGCACAATGACCGCCGACACGCTGGTCGAAACCGCCGTTGCGGGAACGCACATCATCCGGCGGACGGAAAACGTGTTTCTAGCGGTGACGTGCAGCTTCAGCATCTACGTCAAGGCTGCCGGAAGAACGCGCGGCACCCTTCGCATTGACGCCGGTTCGGACGAGGTTATCGCCGACTTCGATCTTGTCGCACTGACCACGACCACAAGCGTCAGCGGCGCGGGCGTGGTGTCCGGTTCCAGCATCACGGCCCTGCCGGATGGGTGGTTCCGTGTCAGCGTGACAGGCATTCCAAGCAGCGGCACATCGACCTACGGCGTGCAGGTGAACCTGCGGAACGCAGCCGGGGCTGGCAACTATACCGGCGACGGCGTGTCGGGGATGCACATTTGGGGCGCGCAGCTTGAGCGCAACCCGGCCCCCACAAGCTATTTCCAAGCTGGCGCGTCCACAAGTTCATCCGCCATGTATGACCTCGCGCCGTGGATGACGCCCGCCGACAACAGCACCATTGCGATCTTCTCGAACAACGCGGGCGTTCCGTGGCTGGCAACCGGATACGGCATCGAAGTCAGCGAAGGCACGGGCGTCACGGTCGGCATCATCCGCGCAGGCGTTGCCTTGCAGATGGAGCGCCCGCTTTACGGCGGTCACGCGCCCTTGGGCTGGTCGCGCCTGACGGAAGCCGAGCCAAGCGTCAGCGAAGGCGGCCAATGGCTAAGCCAGATCGTGCGCCGCATGTCCGAGGAAACGACCTATAGCTGGCAGCACCTGACGCAAGAATGGTATCGCGCCAACTTCGAGCCATTCGCCAAGACCATTCCGCAACGGCCCTTCGCCATCGTCGGTAACCCGGCGCGGCTGGGCGAGGCAGATGTGGGCTGGTGCTTCACCCGGTCGGACGCGCGGCCCGTGCTGATGGGCATTCGTGATCTGGTGCAGGTTGACTTGCCCGTGACGGGTTACGCCGGATGAGCGCCCTGAATGAGCCGCTGACGGTTGTTCGCATCCGCCAGCCCTTGTGCAGCCGGACGTTCGGGGTAGCCCCGTGCAACGCAACCGGCGCGCGGTGCTTCAACACCGATGAAACCTGCCGCTTTCGGTCGGCGCTGGACCTGACGAGCGAGGTTGTCCTGGACTTCGTTTCGCAGGACGAGGCGCACCCGTGGAACGACGCGCCGGGGGCCTATCAGCCCGCGCTGGCGACCCCGGCCCTGATCGGCGCGCCGCAGATTGCGCCCACGGAATTGAATGTAGCGGACGGCGACCAAGACAAGGCATCAATCGGCCTTCGCGCGGTGGTCACGATCCCGATGGCAGACTTCGCCAGCAACGACGTGGGGCTTGACCCTTACGTCAGCACCCGGTCCTACGACCCCCTGACGCAAGGCACGTTCTGGTCGAAGTGGTTGAAGCGCAACCCGTTCCACGAGGGCTATGCGCTGGAAATCTACGAGGGCCAGCGCGGCGACGCTTTGGCCGCGATGATCAAGCGTTCCTACCGGATTACGAAGATCGACCGCACGGCAGATCAGGTGCAGGTCACGGCCAAGGACATTCTGAGCAAGATCACCGACACGGGCATCTTGTGGCCGCCGCTTTCGCCGGGTCAGCTTCTGAATGACATTTCGGCCACCGCGTCCAGCATCACGGTCATCAACGCGAGTTCAAGCGATTACCCGGCCAGCGGGTTTATCAGGATCGGCGACGAGATCATTGAATACACATCGCGGACGGGCGCGGGTTCGGTGACCTTCACCGGCTGCACCCGTGGCGTGCTGGACACCACGGCATCAACGCAGAAGCGGGATGCACGGGCGCAGCGGGTGGTGCCCTACATCGGCCAGCGCTGCGACGTGGTGATGAATGACATTCTGGTGAACGGCGGCGGCATCCCGGCCAGCTTTATCGACACGGTGGCATGGGCGGCAGAGGTCACGGAATGGCGGCCCGAGTTCCTGTTTACGACCTACCTGACAGAGCCGACGCCGGTTGACGTTCTGGCGGGCGAGGTGTGCGCCTCGTCGCTGATGCATCTGTGGTGGGATGAACGGACGCAGAAGATCCAATTTGAGGCGCAAAAGCCCGAACCGGCCCCGGTGCGGCTGACGTGGGAGAATGACATTCTGCGGGGCAGTTACCGCGAGATGGCGCACCCGGAGCAGCGGGCTTCGCAGTTCATCGTCTATTACCGGCCCCGGTCCTGGATCAAGGACTTGAACGACCCGACGAACTACCAGTCGGCCAAGCAATACATCGACGCGCAGCGGGAAGTGCAATACGGCGGCCAGCCGGTTGTGCGGCAGATGTTCAGCCGGTGGATACAGGGCGATGCCTTGGCAATCACCTTGGCAGGCGTCTACGTCGGGCGGTTCCGCGACGTGCGGCGCAAGATCAGCTTTCAGCTTGCGGAGCCGGTGGTCTGGACGGGCGATCAGGTCGAGATCGTCCATTATGCCGATGTGGACATTTTCGGCGCGCCGGTCACGGGGCTTTGGCTGATTACCAAGGCGGAGCCGGTCATTCCCGGCGCGCGGTATGCCTACGAGGCCGAAGATAACAACATGGTCGGCCAGCTTTGGGAATGGGTGTCTGACGCCGTTCCCGAATGGGCCAGCGCCAGCCCGACCGAGAAGGCGACCATCGGCTATTGGCTGACCGATGATGACCTTGACCTAGACGGAAATCCCCAACCCTGGAGATGGCTTTGACAAGCTATACCGCACTTCCGAACAGCGCCGTTCAGGCTGGTGGTCGCCCGCGTGGCACGACTGTGACCGCGCTGCGTGACAACCCGATTGCGATTGCCGAGGGCGATCTGACCGCGCCGATTGTGGCGGCTGGCTGGCACGCTTATGACCGCGTGACGGTGGGCGGGAGCAGCACGGGGCGGTTCTACAACTTCGGCGTGGATGGCGCGGTTGCGACGATCACGACGCCGGACTTCGAGGACTTTTACGAATACCTTCTGCTGATCAACAACCTGGCGTGGACTACTGTCGGAAGTTTGGGCGTGGAACTTTTCCGCGACACAGATGCTGCGTTCAACCCGTCCATTACCTTGATCAGCAACGGGACTAACCCGCTTTTCGGGCGGCTTGAATTGCCCGATGTGCAGCGCGCGAACAACGTGCATTTCCCGATGTTCTACGGCTTCGCCGCGACGCCCATTGCAAACGGTTCCGGGACGATCACGCCGGTATTCATGCGGAACAGCATGGCGACCTCGCAAAAGATCAGGCGCGTCCGTCTGAACCATCCCGGCAACACGGCGTCCGGTTCCGTCTTTTTGCTTCGTCGTCGGCTGATCGGCTAACCCGCTCCACCCCTGAACCATTCCACATCCCGCATCGCAACGCCCCTGGGCGAATGAAGGAGCATACTCATGGCAAACGCCATCTACCCGAAGTGGAAAGAAGCGATCATGCAGGCGAGCGCCAACAGCTCGCTGGGCGGCACGGTCAAGGCGGCGCTGGTCGATACCGGCACCTACACCTACAGCGCGACGCACGAGTTCCTGACCTCGCTGACGGGCCGGGTCGGCACCGACCAGACCCTCGGGAGCAAGACCTTCACCGATGGCACCTTTGACGCGGCCAACAGCGTCTTTCCGGCGGTGACGGGTGCGACGGTCGAGGCGCTGGTCATCTACATCGACACAGGCACGGCGGGCACCTCGCGGCTGGTGGCCTACATCGACACGGGCGTCACCGGCCTGCCCGTCACCCCGAACGGCGGCGACATCAACGTGAACTGGAACGCCAGCGGCATCTTCCGGCTGGGGGCGTAACCCATGACCATCGACACGGTTGACGGCCTCGTGAGCGCGCTGGGGAACAACTCCTCGCGCATCATCATCGACAAGGCCAGCATCGGCAACGCGGCCATCGGGCAATTCCACAGCATGTGGCGCGCGACCGGCCAGCCAGGGCAAGGCGCGATCCCCGGCGCGGCGGCGACCTGTGACAACACCTTGACCGGGGCGATGGGCTTTACGCAGCAGACCGCGCCAGCCACGTCCTATCTGGCACTTCTTGAAGGGCTGAACACGAACACCGGCACGACGCTCGAAATCCATGACCGCCTGATGCACATGGGCGGCCTCAACGGCACCCTGACCACCGCGCAGACGGTCAACCTTGACCTGAACGCCAACCTTGCCAGCGACAACCTTGACGCGCGGAAGGGCGACGCGAACTTCTCGGACGTGACCTGGTGGC